CATATTATGCTTATATTAGTTATATAACGTTTTGAGGAGACAAAATAATGACAAAATTTAAAAACTTTAATTACTGCCAACTAGGTTATGGTTTATTCAAAACTAATGCTAAAGAAGCAGATATAATAGCAACAATCAATTATTTCAAAAAACAATGTGAAAGTTTTGATGGCAATCAACTCAGAGCAAGTCTTGATACTTGGAAGGCTGTATCTGAATATTCTGATAATTTGTAAGAGGAGACAAACTAATGGAAAAGTTAACAGAACAAGAATTAATTTTCCTTCATGCGGTTTTGAGTTGTGAGCAAGACAAAATTATTAGAGCCAATGATGGTGTTGAGCCTAAAAGACGTACAACAAACATGAACATTAGAACTGGATATAACAAATTTGAAAGAACAAAAAAAATAATGAAAAAAATAAGTGG